ACAATCCCTGGAGCTCCACCTAATGTTAATACTCAACCACAACAAACGGGACCAATTGTTTTGACAGGAAAAACAACAAGTAATCTTAATGGAAGTGATGAAACACTTACTGTTGGTATAAATCCTGCGGCGGGTAATTGGGAAATTCTTTCAGAGTTTAACAGTTGGCAGTTTAAAATTGTCAAACGTGTTTTGGGACCAAATAATGTTATTGTTGAAGAAGTGTTAGACGAAGGAACTATTGAACAAGAATTCCGAATAAATGTAAGTGCTAATAAACAAAAATTCTTCTTGAGTGATTTTGGTTTGATAGCAGGAATAAAGGCGAATACTGGTTTAACAGATAAACAAATTGCAAGTGCGTCTGTTATTTATAACAAATTTGAGTTTGTTGCTTCGTCACCTGACAAATTTGTTAAATGGAGAACAACTAGAAATCCTGACGATGTGATTGACGATGTATATCAATCATTTACAATGCTATTAAAGTTCCGTTAATTTATTAACCTAATCATATATTTATATAGAAACATAATTATGGATATTAAATCAGCATTAGACAACTATCTTGGTAAATCTACAAGAATTTCTCAAGAAGATAACGGTGACGGAACTAAACAAGTTTGCGACTTAGATACAGGTGATTGTTATACTGTAAGAGAAAGAGACGGTCTTATTGAAAGAGCCGGCCACCAAACAACTGCTAACAGAAGAGTTAGAGTTGAAACTGCTAACGGTGTTAAACAATTATTAAATGGTTAATAACATGAACATAGATAAAAAAATATTAAGTGAAATTCAAAGATACAATAGTATCAACAAATATATAATGGAACAGGCGGCAGAACCTGCACCTGACGACTTAGGAGCTTTGGCACCTGAAGCGGGAGCGACACCTCCACCACCACCCGCAGAAGCAGGAGCGGTTCCACCACCACCTCCAACAGGAGAAGCAACACCAATTGATGTTGATGCTGACCCCGATGTTGAAAAAATTGATGACGATGGAAAATCTGATGAAGATAAAGACGAAAGTGAAGATAGTGAAGAACTTGATATCACTGACTTGGTTACCACTCAAAAAGATACTCAATCAAAACAAGATGAATACTTTGAAAACTTATTTGGACAATTAGGTAAATTGGAATCAAGATTAGGTGAGATGGATGCAATCATGAACAAGTTAAATGCTCTTGAAAACAAAATTGAGAAATACAGAGAAAAGACCCCACAAGAAAGATTGGAGTTAAGAAGTTACGACTCATACCCATTCAACCAAAAATTATCACAATTCTTCGATGATAAGTCAGAAGAGATGGAAAAGACGGGAAAAAATGATTATGTTTTAACACCTGATGACGTGACCGACATCAATGTTAATGATATTAAGAATTCTTTCCAAAACAAATCCAATGGATTTGAAGACGAGTTCAAATACAAATAACAAACACAATAATAAAATCGAAGGTCACTCAAAAGGTGACCTTTTTTTATTTGACAAATCGATAAAACTATACTATAATTGTAAAACAAATTAAACTTAATATATAAAAAACATGATGAGTTCATTAGACGCCGTATTGGCACAGTACGAAAAAGCACAACAAGGGGGCGGGGCCCAAAGCAAAATGTCGCAAGACGAAAGAATGAAAAAGTATTTCGCTTGTATCCTTCTCGACAAAGAGAAATCAGGACAACGTAGAGTACGTATCCTACCTACACCAGATGGTTCTTCACCATTCAAAGAAGCGTGGTACCACGAAATTCAAGTTGGTGGACAGTGGAACAAATTCTTTGACCCAGGAAAAAATGATAACGAACGTTCACCTTTGAATGAGGTTTACGAAGAGTTGATGTCTACGGGTAAAGAATCAGACAAAGAATTGGCAAAACAATACAAGTCTCGTAAGTTTTACATCGTTAAAGTTATCGACCGTGATAACGAAGCTGATGGTGTTAAATTTTGGAGATTTAAACACAACTATAAGAATGATGGTATCTTGGATAAAATCATTCCGATTTGGAGAAACAAAGGTGATATCACTGACCCTGAAAAAGGACGTGACCTTATTATTGAATTATCTAAATCTAAAACACCTGCAGGTAAAGAGTACACAAGTATCTCTACAATCATGTACGATGACCCAGCTCCTGTTCACGAAGATAAGGCACAAGCTAACGCTTGGATTAATGACGAGATGACTTGGTTGGATGTATATTCTAAAAAACCTGTTGATTATCTTGAAGCAATTGCTCGTGGAGAAACTCCAAAATGGGATAGTGATAAGGGTGGATATGTGTATTTAAACGATACTGAATCGACTACATCTATTGGTGGTAAAACAGCACCAATCGTTGACCCACAGGCTAACGACGAGGTTGACACTGAATTACCATTCTAATTAAACTGAGCTTGGACACTTACTTAGACATAGTGTCCAAGCTCTTTTCTTTTATAAAAAAAATAACACATGGAAAATAGAATAGGAAAAAGAATGTTTGAATCTCTTGTATTGAAATATGAGAGTGAAGTTGCTGAAGCTGAGGCAACATTAATGGTCTATATGGAGAACGCAGTAGGAATTGGAGAACACCCACAACATTTTGAAGAAATGGATAACTTTGTTGAAAAACTTACAAATGCTTCAGATAAACTTATTGCCCTAAAAGAATTTTATTCAAGACATTATGGCAATTAAGAAGAACGATTTTAGTTCAGTAAAGAAAAAATTCTCTACTTCGGCTAAGTACAAACCACAAAGATTTTTTGATTTAGGTTCTGACTTCTTGGATGCGGTTGGACTACCAGGTCCTGCAATTGGACACTTAAATATGTTCTTGGGTCACTCTGACACAGGAAAAACAACTGCGTTAGTTAAAGCTGCCGTTGATGCCCAAAAGAAAGGTATTCTACCTGTGTTCATTATTACCGAACAAAAATGGTCTTTTGAACACGCAAAACTTATGGGTTTTGAATGTGAAGAAGTTGTTGATGAAGAATCAGGAGAAGTTGATTGGGACGGATTTTACATCTTTAACAATAACTTTAACTACATTGAACAAATTACTGACTACATTAATAGTTTGTTAGACGCACAAGAAAAAGGTGAATTAGATTATAGTTTATTGTTCTTGTGGGATTCAGTTGGTTCAGTTCCTTGTAAGATGACATTTGACGGTAAAGGTGGTAAACAACACAACGCATCTGTATTGGCAGATAAGATTGGTATGGGTATCAACCAACGTATTTCAGGTTCACGTAAATCTGATTCAAAATATGAAAACACATTGGTTATTGTAAACCAACCTTGGGTTGAATTACCTGACAATCCATTTGGTCAACCAAAGATTAAAGCAAAAGGTGGTGAGGCTATTTGGTTGAACTCATCTTTAGTATTCTTATTTGGTAATCAAAAAGGTGCGGGAACAAACAAGATTACTGCAACAAAAGACAAAAGAAGTGTTAAGTTTGCAATCAGAACAAAAGTATCTGTAATGAAAAATCACATCAATGGATTGGGTTATGAAGATGGAAAGATTATTGTGACACCACACGGGTTCTTGGCAGGTAAAGAAGCGGCTGAAGAGAAGGTTTCGATTGAAAACTACAAGAAAGAATATGCAGAATATTGGAAAGATATTCTTGGGGTTAGTTCAATTGATTTTGAACTGAAAGAAGAGAAGGAAGATTGAGTTATTGTTTCACCATTTAAATCACAAATGTGATTAAGACATTATTAGTAGACGGAGATAATTTATTTAAGATAGGATTCCACGGAGCAAAAGACGTGTTTAACGACGGAGCTCATGTGGGCGGAGTATTTCACTTTGTGAGTGTACTCCGCAAATTCCTTGACGAACACAACCATGATAGAGTTGTTGTGTTTTGGGATGGTGATTCTAATTCATCCATCAGAAAATCGATATACCCCCAATATAAAGCAAACAGACGACAAGACGATATGAATGAATACAAGTACGAATCGTATTTGTATCAGAAGTCTCGAATCAAACAATATCTTGAAGAGATATTTGTAAGACAGGTCGAAATACATGACAATGAAGCGGATGACCTTATTGCTTATTATTGTAAGATATCTAAAGACGAAAAAATTATTATTTTTTCTGCAGATAAGGACCTTACACAGCTTATCTCAGCGGATGTGACAATCTACTCACCTATCACAAAACAATACTTTAAAAACGGAGATATGATATCTCTGAACAAAGTAGACATACCTCACTACAATGTATTATTAACAAAGATATTCACGGGTGACAAATCCGATAATATCGATGGAATCCAAGGACTTGGAGAAAAAACTTTAGTTAAATTTTTCCCTCAGGTGCAGGAAAAACCTTGTACTGTAGAAGAAATCTTGGATTATGCACGAAATCTCATACAAAATAAACCTTCAAAAACATTTACAAATCTTTTGACAGGTAAAACAAAATCAACTATACTTGGTGAAGAGTTTTACACAAGAAACAAAAAGATAGTTGACCTTACAAACCCTTTAATTACTGACGATGGAAAAGAATTGGTGGAACAGATTTTAACCGACACGATAGACCCTACAGATAGGGGTTACAAAAACTTAATGAGAATGATGATGGAAGATGGTCTTTTTAAATATCTACCCAAGAATGACGAAGCTTGGGTCAACTTCCTCAAACCATTTATGAAATTAACAAGAAAAGAAAAAAGAAACATAACAAACAAAAATTAAATTATGAAAGAGCAAGACAGCACTAACATGTAATTCCTATTGACGTTGAATGACAACATCGTAGTTCAGAGATTCTTTAACGTTAGAGGGTTCAATCCTGAGGCAAAAAACTCAGTGGAATTGTATTACTTTATGAGACAATTGAAAGAAGAACTTCAGTATCATTTAAAGATGAAAACAATTATCTATATGATTGATAATAAAGATGCAATTGTTAATGACCCCGCAATTCTCGACACTTCATTTACTGAAGGTAGTGAACAATTCAATCTTTATGTTAGAATTGGAGAACAGACAATTTGTCATAGATATTTTGACGGAAAATTATTTCCACCGAAAGTTCGTTATACCGTTGACGTACGACCATTTTTGAAAGACGTTCTCCGTGAACTAACTGACATTTTTTCAGAACAAAAATTAAGTTTTGAATATTTGGGCGTTGACTTAAACAATTAAATATTTAATAAAACAGGGGATTACAAAAACGATATATGAACAAGAATTTTGATTACTTAGGGAATACTTTCCAGATACAACTTTTAAACCAACTTATTGTAGATAAAGAATTTTCAACATCAATTATGGATGTTATTGAAAGTGTTTATTTTGACAATAAGTACTTTAAAATTATCTTGCAAATGACAAAGGAGTATCACTCAAAATATCATTCTACCCCTAACTTTGATACTCTTGAACAAATAGTAAAATCTGAAATTTCACAAGAGTTAGTCGCCAAAATCGTTCTTGACACTATCAAACAAGTAAAAGACGCACCATTTGAAGGAACACAGTTTGTTCAAGAAAAGGCATTGAAGTTTTGTAAACAACAAGAACTTCAGAAGGCTATGGATAAAGCGCAAAAGATTATTACTGAAGGAGACTTTGAATCTTATGACAAAGTTGAGAGTTTGGTTCGTGAAGCGCTTCAAGTTGGTGAGAGAGAGACAGGTATGACCGACATTTTTTCTAACCTTGACACCGTACTTGATGAGGATTTCCGTCATCCAATACCAATAGGTATACCAGGTATTGACAGATTACTTAAAGGAGGTTTGGCAAAAGGAGAAATTGGCGTTATCTTAGCACCCACAGGTGTCGGTAAAACAACTATCCTAACCAAAATTGCGAACACAGCGTTTAATCTTGGATACAATGTACTTCAGATATTTTTTGAAGACAATCCAAAGATAGTACAACGTAAACACTTTACACTTTGGACGGGTATTGAACCTGATAACTTGGTAAAAAACAAAGTAGAGGTAATGGCTAAAATTACTGAAATCCAAGAAACAATGAAGAACGAGTTAATTTTACAAAAACTCCCTTCAGATACTATGACTATGAATCAAATCAAAAATCAAGTCAGAAAAATGATTGCTGACGGGACAAAGATTGATTTGATTCTTTTGGATTACATTGATTGTGTGGTACCTGAAAGTTCAAGTAAAGATGAGTGGAAAGCTGAAGGGTCGGTAATGAGAGGTTTTGAGGCGATGTGTCACGAACTATCATTGGTTGGATGGACCGCAACCCAAGGGAATAGAAGTTCAATATCTTCTGATGTTGTTACTACAGACCAAATGGGTGGTTCTATTAAGAAGGCACAAGTTGGACACGTTATTATTTCTGTTGCGAAAAGTCTACAACAAAAAGAAATGAACTTGGCGACAATAGCAATTACCAA